GTGCTATAAACGTTGATATAACAGCATTCTTGTTTTTTATAAAATATGTTTTTTGAAAAGTGATGTAACCTGTAACCGTGTAAAAAGTATTCACGAAATAAAAATATTTTTTAATAAGTATAGGAGAAGAAATGTCATACACAGTAACATTATTTTTTGACAACATGGTAGACGAAACTCACTTCTTTAAGAAAGTGGGTGATGCTGCCAAATGCAAGGCTCAGCTAGAAAGCAAGTATCGAGGGAATCGAATGTATAAAGTTAAGATGGAGGTGGTGGAATAAATGAATAAACAGGAACTGATTAAACGTATCGAGGTTTTGCCTTATACAGAGGGGCCTATCGCAGATACAATCACAATTAATAGAAATTGGATATTGGAATCAATTGAACAACTAGACGAACCAGAAATGGGTCACGCAGACGAAGCGCCTCGCTATGTCAAAAACATACTGGCAAGATTACGAGAATTGCCATTGCATGATCGTGAAGTTTGGCTGAAGGCTATCATGGGTGAATTTGAGCAAGATTTTAGTCATGCAAAATGGCGTGAAGGCTACGAGCAAGGAAAATTTGAGGGTGTGGTTGAACGTGAGAAAGTTACCATTCCGCAGTTTGTGGCGGATTGGATTGCCAATGTAAAAAGAAATGGTTTTAAATTCAGAAATACTTCAGGATACTATGAAGAGATAGCACCTAGCGATGATGTGTATCGTGTTATGTACTATATTTTCAAAGAGGGTATTGTGGGAGAAAAAATAAAATCTTGGATCAATGAAAACAGAGATGTTTTCGCTCGTGCTTGGCTTGACGGCTACGATATTCAGGAAACAAAGTATGTAGTGACAGATGGCAATCATTTGTATTTTAAAAACTATCAAGAAGATATTGAAATTGTCATACTATTGGATGAACAACCTGGTACGATGGAGTATGTCAAGAAATTCGATACAAAGAAAGAAGCCCAAAAAGCTGCAGATATTCTTGGTTGGAAAGTGCAGAAGGTGGAGTGATGATTATCAAGAATTACAAATATGATTTTTCGAGTGGCAGAATACGCTACACAATTGATGTAGACGGCTATGAAGCAGCTATGGAACATACAAAGACAGAGTACGGAAGTGTGCAGAGAAATGATATTGATGATTTCTTACTTGCAATCGAGGGGTACGACTTTCAAGAAGCTGAAATGGTTGAAGAATTTGTTGATTTTCAAAATCATCTGCTTATGTATGATATTGATTTTGAATTGAGAAGCGAGGCTTAGTGATGGATAAGGTCCAAGGTGTTTGGTGTCCTAGTTGTCACGAATTTCGTAAACTACAGGATCTTAATAAATCAAGTTTCAGTAAAAAATTCGACATATACGAGTGTAATAATCAACTGCATCCAATGGTTATACTACTAATTGTGAAGAAGGAGGTCACAGATTGAAACGATTCATAGTAATATGGATCCTGCTATCCGCTGGGTTAAACATCTGGCAGAGTATCCACATTAAACAACTAGAAGAAAAGCGCCCGATTATCGTCTATAAAGCTGATAACGCAGGCGCAGAAATAAAAGGCAGAGTCGTTCATAAGGAAAAAATTGGCGACCTGTATACAATTACACTACAAAACTATGGCACATTCGTGGTATTGCAAGACAACTACGAATCATTGAGGATTGGAGATGAGGTGAGGTTGTGAGACCTGAAAAATATCCATATTCAGGAAGGCTGAAGCTGATTAGACAGGCATTGCCAAGGTTCGTCTTGCTAGGAAATGCCGCCTTTAACAGCAATTTGGTGAAATACATTGATACAATAAAACAAGTGGCACCAAATCAAACGATTGTCTATTTTAAAATCCCTAAATTCCTTTCACACGAGGAGAAGTATGTACGGGTACCTCTCAAAATCGGTGAAGTCGTCAAGATTTTAAACCGATGATAAATAAAAAAGCCAAGACACTCTCTGTCTCAGCTATAATCTCAATAATATTATTATACCACAAAAGGAGATAGAGAGTGAAGGCTAAAGAGCTTTTAAGCGAATTGCAGAACCTTGACATGGATATCCAAAGTCGTATTGACGAAATCAACGAACTTGAGGCTGGCCTGCTCTCAAGTCCAAAGTGGGCCGAAGCTAAAGTAAAAGGTGGGCAGACAAGAAAGATTGATGATGTGTACGCTCAGTTGATAACCATGAAGGATGAAATCGAGAAGGACACTAATGTTGTTATCAATCGTAAAATGGAATTAGGGCGGATGATTAACAAGCTGACAAATCCTAAGCACAGAACAATCCTGAGAATGACTTATATCAATAAAGGTACAGCTGATAGTATTTGTTATGACTTGAAAATGAGCCGTACAACCTATTACAGATTAAAGAATGAGGCAATTTTAGCTTTAGAGGAATTCATATGATGTCATAAGTTCAAAATGGGACTATTTGGGACGGCGCGGTTCTAAAAATCTGTTAAAATGGTAGTATCAAGAATTAAGGGTGAGCGTCAATATATCACCCATTAACTTACAAATGGTTGCGGAGCGACTGGACCTCGCATGATTGCGTAGCTACTTATATCCTAGGTAAGTTATAAGCTAGAGGGTTTGATTCCCTCAGAGGTTTTAAATGACTACAAAAAATAAAAAAAAGGAAAACTTTCAAATTGATTTCTAATTAACACGAAAGGTAGTAGTCGCCTTGCATTAAGTCACTCATCGAGTGGCTTTTTTAATTATTAAAAAGGTGGTGATGGAAAATTGAATGAAAGACAAAGACGATTCGCAGATGAGTACATCATCAGCGGGAATGCAACAGATGCAGCTATTAAGGCAGGGTATAGTGAAAAGACTGCTAGAAGTCAAGGACAAAGATTGTTGACAAAAGTTGACATTTCTGAATATATCAAAAAAAGAATGGATGAGATTCAGGATGAAAAAATCCTGACTCAAAAACAAATTCTTGTGATGTTGTCAGAGATTGCATCAGGTCAGGCAAAAGAGACAATTGTGGTCACGACAAAAGTAGCTGAGTTGATGACTGATCCCGTGACTGGTAAGTCTGTAAAAGTCTACAATGAAATCCCTCAACTTGTCGAATATCCAACAAAGAACAGCGATAGGAACAAAGCTTTGGAGTTACTAGGGAAACGACATCAAATGTGGACTGATAAAGTAGACATCAATGCAACGATTACCGAGACTAAGAAGTTTGACGATATCGTCAGTCAGTTGGGCGGTGATGGACTTGACGAATAGCTTCCCTTTATCTCAAAAGTACATCGACTTTTGCAACAGCTTTAATAATGTTGATGCGGACTTTTTGGAAGGTACAACGGCAGCTGGAAAAACAACGGTTGGTGTTGGTGTCAAGTTTATGCGAGCAGTCAGCAGAAGTTCGAAGAAGTTTCACATCATTGCAGCTAAGACAGTTGGTGTAGCCGAAAAGAATATCATCAATCAGGATAACGGAATTTTAGACATCCATAAAACAGCCGTATACTGTGGTAATGGTGATAAAGATTCGAAGATTCCTCACATCAAGTTTGAGGGGAAAATTATTTATGTACTGGGATATGACAACAAGGAAAAATGGAAGCTGGTTCTTGGTGGACAGTATGGATGTGTCTATATTGATGAGGTCAACACGGCTGACATCGAGTTTGTCCGTGAGTTGTCCACACGTAATGATTATTTGATGGCAACGCTCAATCCAGACAACCCTGACTTACCCGTCTACAAAGAATTTATTAACAAGGCACGACCGTATAAAAAGTACGCAGGTGATGTGCCGGAAGAAATTATGCGAGACCTATCAGAACCAGCTAACCCTAAATGGCGTTACTGGTTTTTTACGTTTAATGACAATTTGTCACTAACACCAGAAGCCATCCAGAAGAAAAAGGATGCTGCACCAGTTGGGACTAAGCTCTACAAAAATAAAATACTTGGTCTACGTGGCCGAGCAACAGGAATTGTCTTCGTTAATTTTGATAGCAAAAAACACGTATTGAGTAAGTCTTTTGTAAAGAATACGGTCACGTTCCAACGGTTCACAGCTGGACTAGATACAGCTTACTCAGCAAGCAGTCCGGATACAATTGCAATGATTTTCCAAGGGATATCAGATGACGGAAAGTTATACACGCTGGATGAGGAAGTCTACAACAACGCTGAGCTTGATGTACCAATTGCACCATCTGATACGGTGGTCAAGTTTATCAATTTCCTAGAGCGCAACCGTGGTGAATGGGGGCTGGCGCGTGATGTATTTGTTGATAGTGCGGACCAAGCAACAATTACAGAATTAAACAAATACAAGCGACAATACGGCTGTCTGTATATCTTTAACAATGCTTATAAGAAAACCAAAATTATTGACCGGATTAACTTCCAAATTGGTTGGTTAGCTCAAGGTTGCTACTATGTGTTAAGTCATTGTATGAATCATATCAAAGAGCTAAACACGTATGCGTGGAAAGAAGGAAAAGATGAGCCGGAAGATGCAAACGATCACACAATCAATGCGAATCAGTATGCATGGTTGCCATACAGGAAGATAATCGGAAGAAAGGAAAACTAAAGTGGGAATAATGGATATGATCAGAAGGAGTATGAGAAGCTTTCTCAAACTGGAACAGGCACAGCCAAATGTCATCACAATTACAGAGGCAATGACGTTTGAAGATAATGCAGCAAAGAACCAAATTTGGTATCGCGGTGACTCATACGAACTGGACCAGCTCTACAAGCAATTACCACATAGCAACATTAACTTTTGGGGAGTGACAAGTACTCCTGGGCAAGAAATTAGAAAGATTCACACAGGAATACCTGGTCTCATCGTTGATAGGTTGGTAGATATCACGCTGCACGATATGAATGATTTAGACTTTGCCGAGGAAACGCAAGGAAATTTGTGGGAAGAGATTGCTGAAGATAGCAACTTCCACGATCAACTGCAGGAGGCGATTAAAGATAGTCTTGTGATGGGTGATGGTGCTTTTCGTATTTCATTTGATCCGGAACTTACAGCATTGCCTATTGTTGAATGGGTTGGTGGAGATAGAATTGAAATCATCTACAACCGTGGAAGATTGAAAGAAGTTATTTTCCGCACGCACTTCACAGAACACAGACGGAGCTATTTGCTCGAGGAAATCTACGGATATGGCTCATTAACTTATAAGCTCTACAGGGGCGAAACTGAGCTAGATATGAGCGCGACAGAGTACACCGCTAACCTTGTCGATGTGGAGTTCGATAAATCTGTTATCTTGTGCTTGCCGTTTAAGATTTACACGTCACCTAAAGTAAAAGGCCGTGGTCAATCTATCTATGATCGTAAGACAGATGCCTTTGATAGCTTGGATGAGTCTTGGAGTCAGTGGATGGATGCTCTTCGTTCTGGACGATCACGAGAGTATATTCCTGAGAACTTACTTCCCAGAGATCCCTACACAGGCGAAATTAGTAAGGGCAATCCTTTTGACCATCGCTTTATTAAGGTTGAGACAGCAATGGGCGAGGATGCAAAGAACACAATCACATTGCAACAAGCTAATATCCCGCACGAAAGTTATTTGAGTACATACGTGACTGCGCTTGATTTAGCTTTACAAGGCATTATTAGCCCGTCAACACTCGGTATCGATGTCAAGAAACTAGATAATGCTGAGGCACAACGTGAGAAAGAAAAAGCAACGCTCTATACTCGTAATGCTATTGTGACAGCTCTGCAAGATTACATACCACGCTTGATCGGTATGGTTTTGAATGCTGATAGTGTGCTTAAGAAAGAACCACTACAGAAAGTCAAGGTCGACGTTCCGTTTGGTGAGTATGCTAATCCTAGTTTTGAATCGCAGGTTGAGACAGTATCCAAAGCCAAGACAGGCGGTATCATGTCGATTGAAGCGAGCGTTGAGGAGTTATACGGTGACTCAAAAGACCAGAATTGGAAAGACCAGGAAGTGGCAAGAATCAAAGCAGAGCAAGGTGTGACAGAAGTCAATGTGCCATCATTGAATGAAGTTGCTAACGATTTTGAGATAGAGAAGGAGGCTGAAGATGCTGAAGACGGTGACGATAGGACAGAGGATCTATCACATGAGTCAGAAGGAAGCGCAGGGACTTCTACAGATAGCGAGTGATAATGTAGAGTTTGGTATCTATGCTGTTGAGAAGAACAATAAGTTGGATATGCTCAACCTCAAAATGCCTAGTAAAACAGCTTTGAAACGACAATTGAGAAGTTTTAAAGCGCAAGGTTTTAAGGTGTACTGCAATGGCTTATGATGTATCTAAAGCATTTGAGCGAATTGAAAACGATCTGCTTGATTCCATGATTAGAAATCTCGGAAGGCATAAGGCAGAGGAAACTGCTGAAGGTTTTGAATGGGAACAATGGCAGGTAGCTCAATTGAAAGAGCTTGAACGATTTAAGCGAGCTAATGCCAAAAAATATAGCAAAGAGTTTGCCAATATCAATAGCAAGATTTCCACAGCTATCCAAGAAGCCTATAAGCAAGGCATGGATGATGAGGAAATGTCTATCCTGGAAGCTATCAAGAACGGTTTTGAATTTAACAGTGGAAAAGATAACCTAGGGACTTCATTTTTTGCTATCAACGAACGAAAGTTGAATGCGTTACTCAACTCGGTCGAGCATGATATGAAGACGGCAGAGCATGCTGTATTGCGGTATACAGATGACCAGTACAGGCGTACAATATTTGATGCTCAGGTAGCAGCTAACACAGGAGCTAAGACTTACGAGCAATCAGTGGATATGGCCACCAAAGATTTTCTAAGTCGGGGAATCACATGCATCCAATACAGTAATGGAGCCATGGTCAATATCGTATCGTACACTGACATGGCCATTCGGACAGCAACCAAAAGAGCCTACCTAATGGGCGAGGGAGTCAAGCGCCAGGAGTGGGGGATTCATACTGTTATCTTAAACAAGCGATCGAATGCATGTCCTCTGTGTATGCCTTTTGAAGGTAAAGTATTGATTGATGATGTCTGGTCAGGAGGCAGTGCGGCTGATGGTCCATATCCATTATTAAGTTCTGCAATGGCAGCTGGTTTGTATCATCCTAACTGCAAAGATAAGCATACAACTTATTTCCCTGGGATCAGTAGCGAGCCAGAGAAAATATTTACAAATCAGGAATTGAACGACATCAAGGAAAGACAGTTACTGGACAACAAAGTTCAGCATGCTAAGCGACAGGAGAAACGCTTTAGCAGATTATCGCAGTTCAGTCTCGATGAAGACAATGTTCAGAAGTACACATTAAGGGCGGAAGAATGGTCTAAACTTAAGTCTGATGCAGAAGAGAATCTGAAATACTTTGAAGCGGAAAAAGGATACAAATTATACCAAGAATTTTCACTTGAAAGTGATAGTGATTACAAGAAATTCATCAATCGTCAGAGATTGCCTAGAGATACTAGTGGCGTAGCTTCGAAGAAGATTGCTGCAGAGACACGACACATGTATATCGAGGCGACTCGAAAAAAATTCAAGGATGGTACAGATCTTGGACAAGCCTTGTTTGCAAGATTGGCCGACCAGGAGGCGATTGCAACTATTGCAGAAACAGGAGTTGTGAGATATGAATCTGGAAAACTCTTCCTGAATATGTATAAGGACGTAGACGACCCTCGCGGACCTGGTACTGGTTATTTCCATGAATTTGGTCATCAAATAGATGATAAGCTGGGTTGGGAATTCACAAAGGATAAAAAAATACTGCAACTTCTGCGTAAAGACTTTATCAATTTATCTGACGAGACTATTTTCGAAGCAATCCATATCAACGATAAAGCCTCTTCGGCATCTGATATATTAGGCGCGTTGAGTGAAGGTAGAATACAAGGCAAGTATTCGCACTCGCTCGTTTACTGGGAGAAAAAAGGAAATATCGAGAGCGAGTTTTTTGCGCATGTGTTTGAGGCACAATTTGATGATGAACGCAGAGAAATACTTGAAAAAACTTTTCCTGAGAGTTATAATTATGTTATAAGTAAACTAAAGGAGAGGTAGTCATGCGGGTTATCGAAAGCTATCTACGTGTAGCAGAAAAAGCAGATACATTTAGCGACATCTTTGGGTATCGTTTAGTAGCCCCGATTTTTCCTGTAGCGGCTATCTATGGACCACAAGAAGAGAGTGACATCTTTGAAGCAAAATTGGACAAATGTATCAAAGATCAATACGATTATTTTGCAGATGAGTACGGCTATGATTCAGATGAGAAAAGACTTAGACTGCAACGTGAGAAGTATGTATTTTACGATTGTTAATATCACAGAGCGCCGATAAGGTGCTTTTTTCGTACTCAGAAAGGATTGAAAAAATGAAATACAGAAAGAAACCAGTAGTCATTGAGGCGGTTCGGTTCGTAGATACGGAAGAATCAATTTTGAAATTGTCAGAGTTAGGATTGGATCCAATTCGTGTAGATTATGCTGATTTGGATAATCCGGTTTTAAAGATAGAAACACTTGAAGGATTGATGATTGCAACAGAAGGTGATTACATCATCAAAGGCGTGCAAGGTGAATTTTATCCATGCAAGCCTGATATTTTTGCACAAACATATGAAAAAACGGAGGAATGAAATGTTAGAAAAAGCAAAACAATTGGCATCACAAGAATTTTCGCGCTTATCAGATCGTGAAATCAAAGCAGAAAACTGCTTTGTAGTTTGGTTTAGCAAGACCCTGCAAAATTGGAAAGCTCTTGTTAGTACGAACGCAATTACATCAAGCGAACCTTGTGGAAATTATGCAGAAATCACGCATAACGGAGACAAGAATGAGACTTATGTGGATGTTTACGCCAAGGTTTCAAATCGTGCCATTAAAGATTAGGAGGTGATCCAACATCTTGACTTGCAGGAATAGACTGCTATAAATTACTGTAAATTGCTATAAACCGCATCGAATTCGAGGCGGTTTTTCTTATGCTTGAAAGGAATAAAGATATGGAAGATTGGAAAGTAAGATTTAAAAAAGAATACTCTGAATTGAGAGAACGATTCAAAAAGTTGGATATGATGATTGGCAAATACGAGAAAGGACAGTTAGAGTTTGAACCTAAATGTCCTATTGAATTGTTAAAACGTCAGCGTTCAGTTATGTGGGATTATCTTTCTACTCTAGAGCAACGTGCGAAGATTGAAGAAATTAAACTATAAAACCTAACCGTACGGGATTCCATACGGTTTTCTTTTTGTCCGAAGACTAAAAACTACGTGGAGACACCAGTGACAATAACTGAAATAGGGAGACACCCTTAAAACTGAAAGGAGAACGCTATGTTCAAACGCAAACTATTTTTCCATAATGCAGATACAGGAACTGGCTCTGCAGGTGGACAAGACACGTCAAGCCAAACTCAACCAGCTAGCACTCCTGAGATTGACTATGACAAAATCGCTAGAATTGTCGAAGGCAAGCAAAAGGTTGCTGAAGACACCGTGCTAAAAAATTACTTTAAGCAGCAAGGATTGAGTGGTGAAGAAATGGCTCAAGCTATTACTGCTTTTAAGTCGCAGAAAGCTGATGCAACACCAGACGTCACATTACTACAGCAACAGTTAACGCAGGCACAAGCAAGTGCATTGCAAACTAATTTAGAGCGAAATCTACAATTAGCAGCAATCGAGGAAGGATTGCCTGTTGGTGTACTATCTTATGTGATGAAATTGGCTGATACATCAACTCTCACACTTGAATCGAAACCAGAAGATTTCAAAGCTATTGTCGCAAAAGTTTTGGAAGACGTTCCTGCACTGAAGCCAAACAAAGAAGAATCAACTGGGTTTCAACAAATCGGATCTACCGGTAAAACACAACAAACTAGCCAAACTGATGCCATTGCTGCAGCGTTTGGTCTTTAAGAATAAGAAAAAGGAGAATTAAATTATGACAGTTTATAATTACGCAGAACAATTCGAACAAGCTTTGCATCAGAAATATGCAAAAGAACTTGCGTCTGTAGATTTGTTTAACTCAAATCCGCAAGTGAAATTTATCAACGCTCAAACAATCAAGCTACCAAACATCACAGTATCTGGTTACAAAGACCACAATCGTCAAACTATCGGTTTTAATTCTGGAACAATCTCAAACGATTGGGAACCAAAGAAACTCGAACATGACCGCGACATCGAATTTGCAATCGATCCTATGGATGTTGATGAAACAAACCTTGTCGTTTCTATTGCCAATGTCCAAAACACTTTGGAAACTGAACAAGGTATTCCTGAAAAAGATTGTTACGTGTTCTCAAAACTCTACACAGAAGCAGGCAAGTATACTGCTAATGGTGCCACTATCGACACTACAACATTGACTGCAGAAAATATCTTGCAAAAATTTGATGATGCCATGGAAAAAATGGACGAAGCAGGCGTCCCATCTGAAGGTCGCATTTTGTACGTCACCCCAGCTGTCAACAAGCTCTTCAAACAGGCTAAAGACATCCAACGTGTGCTAGGAGTGAATGGTTCAAATGGCGATGTTAAACGATCTATCTATAGCCTTGATGACGTTAAAATCAAACAAGTGCAATCAGCTCGCATGAAATCACAATACAACTTTACAAATGGCTGTGTCGCAACAGATGAAGCGAAACAAATGAACTTCATCTTAATCCACCCATCTTGTGAAGTTGCTCGTGAAAAATACTCTTACATCAAAGTATTTACACCAGGTCATGACTCACGTACAGCTGACAACTATTTGCTCCAATCTCGCTTCTACATGGATGCATTCTTGATCAAGAACAAAGCAGCTGGTATCTTTATTAACGCGACAGCGTAAGAAAGGATGGTGTAGCATATGGTATTAAAAGCAATTAAAGGCGCTCGCGTCTATGATATCGATGAGTCAGCGATCAATGATTTTGTTGGTCGTGGCTTTGAAGTCTACGAAGATGGTGAATTAAAATATGGTGAATCTGTCGACAAGGTTTCAAAAGAGGAGTACGAAAAAGTTTTGGCTGACTTGAAAAATGCTAAGGATGAAATCAAGAAGCTCAAAGGAGCTAAGGAGTAACAGTCATGTATGCTAGTCCAGATTATTACAAAAAGACGTTTGTTGGTGTGATTTCTGCTGATTCAGAAGAACTGGCTAGCAAACTTAAATCAGCTTCTGACAAGATTGATATACTTACATTCAACCGAATCCGTGGTATTGGATTCGACAATCTGACACCATTTCAGCAGGAAGTCATCCGAAAGGCTTGTTGTCAGATTGTTGATTTTGAGGAGGTTAATGCTGATTTGATAGCTACTACGGTTTCAAACTACAGTATTAATGGTGTGTCAATGCAATTTGGATCAAATTGGAATATTGCTACAGAACAAGGTATTGTTATTTATCGCAAGACCTATGAACTTTTGAAGCAAACAGGATTGACGAGGAGGGTTATTTGATGAAATTTCCACAACTTGTCTTACCTCAATTTTGTCAGACGCCAATCACAGTCACAGTCAACCAAGAGGGAGTTTCTGAAGATGGCGAACCTTTGGAGGCGTTTAGAGAAAATCTAAAATGCAATTATCAGGACGGTGTCAAAACAGTCCTAACCGAACAGAAGAAGCTGGTCCAAATTACTGGGTCAGCTTATTTTGTTGGTGATATTGCACCGTATTTGCCTACATTGAGCGGTGGGACTGCAATTGTATTTGGCATTGCCAGGAAGATTGCCGACAGCCGGAAAGCTAGAAATCCAGATGGGACTGTTAACTATACCTACATCGGATTGGAGTGATACTATGTTTGCGAAGTCTACAGTAAAGCTAGATTTTGGTACTATCCGAAAATTGGAAAGGGCTCAAATCATAGCACTGGAACAGACTGCTGAATACCTGCATACAGAAGTTGTGCAGGCACAAGTCGTACCATTTGATAAAGGTGTGTTGCAAGGCGAAGCAATGGCTCCAGACTACTCACGTTCATCCCAAGGTGTAGTAAGCCTGGTACATTCCACTCCTTACGCAAGACGATTGTACTTTCATCCTGAATATCAATTCCAGACGAAAGAAAATCCTCATGCAAAAGGAAAGTGGTTTGAGGATTGGGCTGATGGTGGCAAGAAGTCACACAAAATAAAACAAGCCTACGGGCGACTTTACAAACAAATCACGGGGGTTTAAGCATGATTACATTAGCTGAAGTCCGTGACTGGATTAAAACATTTAATGCAGCTAACAACTACTACATTGGCAAGATCGATAATAAGCAAGAAAATAGTATAGGCATTTACCAACGAAAGACAATCGATGGTCCTCGGGTAGCAATCGGAGGCAGATCACTGACAAGCTATGATGTCAAATCAATCAGCATCTTAATTCACTGGAACAAGAATGCGAATGAGACTGAGAAGCGTGCTCAGTACCTCTACAATCGTCTATTTGAGGCTGAATCGGTTGTTATCGGTGGAACACCTATTAAGATGATTGCCTTATTACAGAACGAGCCTGTGGACGTAGGAACAGATGATAATAACGTGTATGAGCGTGTTATCGAGCTTGATTTATATTACGAAAGAGAGGGCAACTAATGGCTCAGAAAACTGGGGTATTCCCCGTATATGAAAACCAGTTCCAAGTAAATAAAGGAACTGCAGGAGTTGAATCACTTGTTGATATTGCAGACATGGAATCATTCTCAGTATCATTTGACAATGGTGTTGAAGAATGGAAACCATTTGACCAAAAAGGTTGGACACGTCGTTTGATGACTGCGAAGTCAGTTACAATTTCTGTTTCTGGTAAACGAAACGTAGGTGATGCCGGTAACGACTACATCGCAGGTCTTGCGTTTAAAAATGGTCGCGATTCTGAAGCGGACTTCCAATGGACTTTCCCAGATGGAACTAAAATCAAATTTAAAGACGCGGTTATCAATCTTAAGGACTTTATTTCAGGGGATTCAACTGGTGTTGCACCATTGTCATTTGATGTCATGTCAAATGGTAAACCGGAAGTGGTGCCAGCAGGTTAATTTAGAGGGTTTCGACCCTCTTTTTATTTTAAGGAGGAAATATGGCTGAAGCTGAAGAAACCAACGCAATAGCAACCATGGCTTTTATTGATATCGATACAGGTATCGAATACAAGGCTGGAGATACCGTTGATTTAAGCGGTAAATCCAAAGAGCGAATCGAAGCTATGGCAACCAAAGAAAATCGAACTGGTCAAGTACTGATCAATATTTTATCTGAAGAAAAGGAAATTGAATAATGTCAAAAGTAATTGATATCACAGAAAAACTTAATTTTGAAGAAAATCCAAAATTGAAAATTAAAGATGCTGAAATTGAAGTCAATACAGATGCAACAACTGTACTGACTCTGATGCAGACTATCGGTGATGAAGAAGGAACTCCATCTGCCAAAAAAATGATGGAAATGTTTGAGCTAATCTTCCCTGAAAATAGTCGAAAAACACTTGATGAAATGCGTTTGAATTTTGCTGATTTAACTACAGTTATTGAAGCAGCGATGACATTGGTCATGGGAGAAGAAGAAGTGGGAGAACAGTGAGCCATACTATGACCTATTTGAGGATTTTGATTTAATCGTCAGTTCTCTCAGGACACAGTATGGCTTATCTGTATACTCTAATGAATTTAAGAATATGAAGTGGAAAGAGTTCAAGGCTCTCTTAGCTGGTTTGTCCGGAGAAACCCCGCTTGGTCGAATCGTCCAAATTCGAAGCGAAGATGACCCTAAAATGCTAGAGGTATTTTCAGAAGGACAGCACCGTATTCGCAACGAATGGAGATTGAAACTTGCCAAAGAGAAAACAGAACAAGATTTGACTAAAGTTCTTGAAGAATTAAAACAAGCCTTTATTGAGATGGCTAAGTAGGAGGTGATAGCTATTGGCACAGACAGTTGGCCAGATTGGTCTTGACCTTGTCGTCAACGACAAACAATTTAAAGGGCAGATGAGTGGCTTGCAAGGGATGGCAACGAAAGCTGCCAAGATGCTTGCAGGAGCATTTGCAATCAAGAAACTTGTTGATTTTGGAGCTCAAGCTATCAAGCTTGGCTCAGATCTCAACGAAGTACAAAACGTTGTTGATGTTGCTTTCCCACGTATGAGCAAGCAAGTTGATGACTTTGCAAAACAAGCTATGTATACCTCTGGGTTATCAGAGACTATGGCAAAGCGATACACCGGTACATTCGGTGCGATGACTAAAGCTTTTGGTTTTAACGAACAAAAAGCTTACGAGATGTCGACAGCCTTAACTAGTTTAGCGGGCGATGTAGCATCTTTTTATAATATTAGTCAAGATGAAGCCTACACAAAGCTGAAATCAGTCTTTACTGGTGAAACAGAGACACTTAAAGATCTAGGTGTGGTCATGACTCAATCAGCACTTGATGCCTATGCAATGGCTAACGGATTTGGAAAGACGACACAAGAAATGTCTGAGGCTGAAAAAGTTGCTTTGCGGTTCGCATTTGTAACAGACAAGCTTTCACTGGCTAGTGGCGACTTCGCTAGGACATCTGATAGTTGGGCTAACCAAGTTAGAATTATGAAGCTACAGTTCGAAAGCTTTATGGCAAGCGTCGGAGTTGGCTTGATTAACATTTTTACCCCAGTTATCAAAGTCATTAACTTTTTGCTCAGCAAATTGCTGACAGTAGGTAATGCTTTTAAAGCATTGACAGAACTATTTACTGGCAAGAAGTCTATGAAAGGCTCCGGTATTCAAGAAACTGCTGATGCAGTTGGTAATTTAGGAGAGGCTTCTGATGGTGCAGCAGGAGGAGCTGGCAACTTAGGAAAGGCCGCCAAAGGAGCCGGGAAGGCTGCGGATGGAGCTGGTAAAGCAGCTAAGAAAGCTGCCCAAGAAATGAAATCTCTCATGGGATTTGACCAAGTCAATAAACTATCTGACTCATCCGATAGCGGAGATGGTGGTGGAGATTCCGGAGGCGGTCCTGGTGGTTCAAGCGGCGGAGGTGGTGGAACACCTAAAGGCGCCGAAGTCGACATGGGCAAAATTGCTGAAGGTGGGAATCAATTAGACGGTCTGTTTGATGGATTGTTTAAACGATTGCTTGAACTCGTCAAATTGTTCCAGAATGGTTTCAACGCTTCATTTAGATTCGATGGTGTTGAACGCCTTCAGAGTGCTTTAAAACGAATCGGTGAATTACTACAAGAGATATTTACAGATCCAAAAGTTGTGGCTTCATTCCAAACCATGCTTGATAAGATAGCTTATGCTCTAGGGCAGTTTGTTGGCTCGATAGGGACTATCGCTCTCGGGATAGGAGTCTTTATAGCCGAAAGCATAGCTAACGGCTTAGAGCGCCAAAAAGAGCGTATTAAGAGTGCTCTTGTGTCTCTATTTACCAACATAGGAAACGTAGCTGAGGTTGCTGGTAATATCGTTCAAGCTTTCTCAAATGGTTTTTACGATGTCATCACATCTTCTGGTGCGGTTCGTATAGGTAGTGCCATTGTATCTGCGTTTTTAAGTGCTGGTAGTACAGTAATCGAATTAGGTAGTAAGATAGCAGGAGATTTTGCTAAAGGAATTGAAAAAGCAATAGTCCCGAATGTTCCACAGTTAGTAAAAGCTTGGACAGGATTATTAGATGGCATTGCTCCTGTTTTTGAAAGTTTAGAATCACTTGTAAATGATGTTGGTGATGCGTTGAAACGTGTGTACGATGACAAAGCAAAACCATTTATTGACTCTTTGACAAGTGGTTTTGGTCAGTTGATGAAAAGCTTTTTGGATGGGTGGAATACTTACCTCAATCCAGTTCTATCAAAATTAGGCGAAAAGTTTTCGGAAGTTTATGACGCTCATGTAAAACCAGCTATCGATAATCTCTCTATGCTTTTAGGTAGTTTTTTTGATTTTTTCAAAGCTGCTTGGGAAGACTTTGTTTCGAATGTAGATGTCGAAAAATTCATGGAGATTCTTAGTGGATTAGTAGAAGTTATCGGTACAACGTTGATCAATGCTATTGCGGCACTCTCTGATATTATCAGTGGTCTTGCTCAAGCTCTATCTGGTTTGATTGATTTTGTAACGGGTGTTTTTACAGGTGATTGGGATTTAGCTTGGAACGGAATTAAAAATCTATTTTCCGGTATTATCAAATCTCTCTTGGCCGCGCTTGGAATTGACATCGATTCGATGATTGCAGAGTTCACCCGTTGGTGGGAATCTGTTAAGACCATTTTTGCACCTGTTGTTCAATGGTTCAAGGATAAGTTTAAACAAGCTTGGGATGCCATTGTTGCTATCTTTACCGGTATTGGTTCCTGGTTTTCTCAACGCTACAATGAGTTAAAAAGCAATCTTGCTTCTATTCCGGATTGGTTCAAAGACAAATTCCGCAGCGCGTGGGCAGGTTTAACAGGTATCTTCAATCCTATTGCAAGTTGGTTTGCAGGGAAGTGGAGTAATATTCAATCTGCTCTTGCTAGCATACCAGGGTGGTTTTCTTCAAAATTCCGCGAAGCATATAACAATGTCAAGAATGCATTTTCGGGCATTATCGGGTTCTTTAGCGGACTTTGGGGGCAAATACGCTCAACGTTTACTCACGTTGGAACCATGGTTGGAAGTGCCATTGGCGGTGCTGTACGTAGCGTTATTAACGGGGTGCTTGGCACGGTAGAAAGCACAATCAATAGTGGTATCAGCTTACTCAATGGTGCTATTAGCGTGATTAATAAATTACCTGGTGTAAATATCGGTGGATTTAGTTACATTGGACTACCTCGACTTGCTCAAGGTGGCTTTGTTAAGGCCAATACACCACAAATTGCTATGATTGGTGACAACAAGCATTACGGTGAGATTGTTGCTCCGGAAAATAAAATGCTTGAAATGGCACGTCGTGCAGCGGAATTGTCAAATAATGGCGGTGGACCAGAAGTTCTAGCCTTACTGACACAGTTGTTACAAGCGGTTCGTGCTCTTGATTTGACAATTGATGGTGATAAAATCACCAAGAAGATTGTAGATAAAATCAATGAAATTGCAATTAAAACAGGGGAATCCCCCCTCATGATTTAGGAGGTATGCATGAGTGAAATATCAGTAGGTGGAGTAGCTCTTGCTTCTCCAGTTGAAATCAGCATCAATAATGAGATTATCTGGTCATCTTCTACGGGTCGTAGTGCTAGTGGATTGATGACGGGTGACGTCATTGCAGAAAAACGTACATTCTCCATCAAATGGGGGATTATCACAGAAGCAGAAAGAAATCTTATCAAGTCTAAATTGGTAGCTGGATTTTTTACTGCAAATATTTTAGGACAGTCTATCACTGGTTATCGCGGAACTATCACAGAGACAGTAATGGGGCGTCTGAGTGACGGTGTGACTTATTACAACGGCTTATCTGTATCTATTATCGAGCAGTAGGAGGAATTATGCTAGAAGTAACATCAGATTATATCAAAGCAATAGAGAATCATCTGCGCGTGTTTGAGGCTAACTTTGACTTAAATGGTAAGAGATACACAAAAACCAAAATTGCATCAGCTACTTACGACAGTTCCATCGGTAATAGTCATGATTTTACAATTGGTGGTGGGTATATCAATAGTCTAGAAATTGAAATTAAAGAGATTATTGAAGGTCTGCAAGAAATGATGCCGGCAACAATGTCGGTAGCAATTGCGGGTAAAACCGTCCCACTTGGCAAGTTTTTTGTTACCGAGGTCAAGCTAGATCGTAATGATAAAAAGACCAAAATTAAGCTACAGGACGAGTTTGTTAGATTGTCTGGTGCTTATGATAGTCAGCTTACTTATCCAGCTTATACAAGGGATATTTTATCAGAAATCGTGAGATTGACAGGTATCACGACAGATACTAATATCCAATTAGTAAATGATCAAGTTGCGAAGAAACTAGAAAAAACAAGTTATCGTGAGGCGTTAGTTTATTTAGCGCAATTATCAGGAAGCCTCGTCAGATTTAATCGTAATGGGAAGCTTGATTTTATCAAGTTAAAGACAACATCAAGACATATCACAAAAGATATGTATAAGCCAGGTGGATTAGAACGTGACGAGATACCTTACAGGTTGAAAGGTATTGAGTGTAAGTCTGCTGATAAGGTTGTGTATAAATCAGGATTGTCCACAGGTAATATCATGAAGTTAAAAAATCCATGGGTTACACAAGAAATTCTGGATCGTGTCTTCAATGAATACCGTGATTTTAACTTTTATCCATATACATTGTCCTGGCGTGGTGATATGGCTATGGAAGCTGGTGACTGGGTTACAGTACACTGGGATGAAAATATCTATTTCAACATTCCAATGCTGTCCTACAAACTTTCGTTTGATGGTGGTTTATCTGCCCATAGTAGTGGAAATGCTGCTGGAGTTGCACAAGGTACTTATAAATATAAAGGAGCCATACAACGTCAAATAGAGTATTTAGACGAACTTATCACTAAACAAGGTAGTATGTATCTTGATACATCAAGCCCTACTAACCCCAAAAATGGAGATATATGGTTTAAACCTAATGGTGGCTATGTTGAAATGTGGGAACGTGTAGAAGGTTCATGGGTTAAAAAGGCAGACAGCGCTAATGTCGGAGAAATTGTCAATACAATAACCACTGATGAATTACTAGCAAAAAAAGTTTCTGCAGCAATTGGTAATTACATTACGTTAAATGCCAAAAATATAACTGCTGGAGATCTGGATTTAGCACGTTTGCGAATCATGAATGGTTTGCAAGAGATTGTTTCCGTACGTGACGGCAAAGTTGTGATGAACATTGATAAGCTCACTATCAATGCTCAAGATGTAGCGACGAAAGAAGATCTAAAAAAAATTGAACTGACTCCTGGACCTCAAGGGGAACGTGGGCAACAGGGGGTACCTGGTGTCCAAGGTTTGCAAGGCCCGAAAGGCGACCAAGGTATCCCAGGAAAAACTGGAGCTGACGGACGCACTCCATACTTGCATAGAGCTTGGGCTAATTCTGCTGACGGTCGTGATGGTTTTAGTACAACAGATAGCACAAATAAGCGCTATTTAGGTACTTACACTGATTTCACTGAGGCAGACAGTCAAGACCCTACAAGGTACAAGTGGACAGCTCTCTTTGATAATGTGAGTATCGGAGCTAAAAATTATATCAGAAACGCCTCATTTCTATCTGGAGAAAGAAAGTGGACTAAGGTATCTGTCAATGGATTGGCTTATAACTTTACTCACTCTGTATCTAATAAAGGCAGGTCAGGCTTGCATATGTTTAGCGAGAATGACACGACCATCCCTCGCTGGAAAGGGATATATCAAAAGGTTTCATTGCCTCAACCGGCAGACACTCCAGTCACTGTTTCGGCTTTGTTTGCGAAAGATGGAGCGCCTCAAGAAGCTCACATTGGGATACATTTCATAAAAGATGGTGTCATAGCCAGACAATCATGGCTTGATATACCTGCTTCCCAAATCACTGACAAGTATCAGCGTTTTTCTATCTCAGCAAAGCACAATATACCTTTTGACGAAATAACAGTCATGCTCTATGTCGGATATGACAAGATTGTCAATCTGTATGTTACAGATGTTCAGCTTGAAATTGGCAATGTAATGACTGATTTTAGATTATCAGACGAAGACGTGCAAGAGACTATCAACTCTAAAGCTGATCAAGGGCTGACACAGGAACAATTAAATGCTCTAGCTGAAAAAGCTCAACTTCATGACATAGAGCTAAAAGCTAAAGCAACAATGGATCAGTTCAGTGAGTTAGAAAAAGCCTATAATGCTTTTGTAAAATCAAATGCAGAAAGCCAAAAAAAATCTGAATCTGATTTAATCGAAGCGGGCAGAAGAATTGAGTTTTTATCAATAGAATTTGGTGGTTTGAAAGAGATGAAAAAGTTCATCGATACCTATATGAGTGCTTCAAATGAGGGGCTCATCATTGGAAAGAACGATGCTAGTTCATCAATAAAAGTCAGTCATGATAGGATTTCTATGTTTTCTGCAGGTAAGGAAGTAATGTATATTTCTCAAGGTGTAATCCATATTGACAACGGTATTTTTACCGCGTCAATTCAAATCGGAAGATTTAGAACAGAACAATATTATCTTGACAAAGATGTGAATATTGTTCGGTATGTAGGAGGTTAATAAGAGGAAAATGACTAAATTTATCAATTCTAGTGGCCCATTGCACTTGAATATTTATATTGAACAAGTTAGTCAGGACATTGCTAACAACTCATCTAGAGTTAGTTGGAGAGCTACCGTTGATCGCGATGGAGCTTATAGAACATGGACTTATGGTAATATTAGTAACCTATCCGTATGGCTAAATGGTTCAAGTGTTCATAGTAGTCACCCGGATTACGACACGTCCGGTGAAGAAGTGTCGCTAGCAAGTGGTGAAGTTACTATTCCTCATAATAGTGATGGGACTAAGACTTTCTCAGTCTGGGCTTCATTTGATCCTAATAATGGAGTTCACGGAAATATTACTATCTCGACTAAGTATACGTTATCCAGCTTGCCTCGTTCTAGTGCGGTTGCTGGTCTAGACGGAGATAGAAATCTAGGCTCTCGTCATACTATACGAATTGACAGAAAAGCAAGTGCATTCACCCACCAAGTTTGGTACCGAGTTTTTGGAAGCGACTGGATAGATTTAGGTAAGAACCATACTACTAGCGTTTCCTTTACTCCATCACTAGACTTAGCACGATATCTACCTAAATCTAGTTCTGGGGTTATGGACATCTGTGTTCGAACATATAACGGTACTACTCAAATCGGTAGTGACGTGTATTCTAATGGATGGTACTTTAAAATCCCAGACAGTGTAAAACCTACCTTCACAGGTCTTTCATTAACTGACATGAATACGGTCGCAAGACGGCTTTTAGGTGGAAATGACTTTTTACAAATCATTTCAGATATCCAAGTAAACTTCAACAATGCTTCTGGCGCCTATGGATCTACTATTACAGGATATCGAGCTGAAATTGTTAATAAAAAAATGGTCGTAACTAAAAACGGTGGTAGTTTTGGTATCATGAACTTTAGCGGTTTGGCAACCATTCGAGCTTATGTTGTCGATAGTCGGGGTAAACAATCAGATACTAAAGATATTACTATCAACGTGATTGAGTATTATGCCCCCTCCTTTAGCTTCTCTGCACTTAGAACTAGAGGTAATCCAAATACATTGCAAGTGTTAAGAAATGCCCGAATAGCCCCTATAATGCAGTCAGGAAAGCAAAGGAATGTAATGTCCTTAACTTTCAAAGTTGCTCAGATAGGTAATGAGAATTTCACGGATGATAATGGTAGTGCATCTGGTAATTTTACAAGTGTTCATACATTGACTAATTCAGCTGCTAACATGGCGGGGAATTATCCATCGAATAAATCCTTTGTGATTATTGGTAAGCTTGAGGATAAGTTTACAAGTGTTGAATTTTCTACAACGGTAGCAACTGAAAGTGTGGTAATGTCCTATGATAAGAACGGGCGTGTTGGCATAGGTAAGGTTGCAGAATTTGGGAAACCAGGTTCTTTAGATGTTCTAGGTGATATCTACGCAGACAACAAGCCTATTCAGCAGTACCAGCTAACGGATGGTAACGGATGTGGAAAACTCATCAAACAGGATTTCAATAGCATGAAAGATACTGGTTTTTGGTGGATAGATGGGACTTCTCCCAACAATCCTTTTGGAGCTTGGGGGATGTTAGAAGTATTCAGACCTAACCCTAATTCTCAGGAATGTATTCAACGTTTTACTACGTCATTTGGATATATGGCTGTCAGAGAGAATGGCTTTGATAACAACTGGAGGCCATGGCGTTATCTAGTGCAGCAATCAAAATCCACTAACAACTCTGACTATGTAGCTTTGTCGAAAAAAGAAAGCAATCCAACGTCTTGGCAAAATGCCAATTTACAAAATGGGTGGAGCCATCATAGAGATTATGGAAATGTCCAATTTTCAAAAACATTTGACGGTATTGTGTATTTAAAAGGTACGTGTAAAGGCGGAAATACTACCCGTGAGTCAATTATCTTTACTTTGCCTGAAAATTTCAGACCATCCACAACATTATTTAAGACCGCACTAAACAATGATTATGGTTCTGCGGTTATCGGAATCTATCCAAGCGGTAACGTAGTCGTAAAGGGGAACGTTGACGCTACATGGCTCAACTTTGACAACGTATCATTCAAAATTTAAGGAGGAAGTATGAAATTAGAATATGGGACAAAATCCCAAGAATTTGACGCAAGCGGAACAGCATCCGCTACAAAGGTCACACTTGTTAATTCAAACGGTGCTATCGTACCTATCTTGCTACCGGCTGACAAAATCGGTTTGTCAAATACTGAGCTTTTTGCGTTAGCCTTGGAAGCTCTCTATCAGGAGAATTTCCCAAGCAGAGCAGAAACCGAAAAATTCAACAAGGTAGATGAGCAGCTCAAGCAAAATAAGGAAATGGCAACTAAGGTAGAGCAAGCGGCCGTAGAGAATAAGGAAAATCTTGACACGGTATCATCTATCACTGAGGTTCTGATCGCTCTGGCTATTTCTCAAAACGGAGGCATGCCTACTCATGCTTACAACAAGGTTGCTGGGTTCATCAAGCCACTTGTCAAGAGCACTCGCTATGCAAATGGTGACATCGTGGCTATGCCTTATCCGTTTGATACGAATCCAAAATGGCCGAGTGGAACCAAGACTATCTTTAAATTCCAGATGCAGGCTACAGAGGGCTACACTTGGAAAGAACAGTCACTATCTGATATGCTTCAGCAAGGCGTGATTACTGTAGTCATGCCACGCATTGATTAAGGGGGGGATATATGCAAATCGAATTTTTCAATTTTTTAAGAAGCGTAGTCCAGACCGAGGGCGGTCTGGTCTTGTACGCTCTAGCACTGATTGTCTCGATGGAAATCATTGATTTTGTCACAGGGACAATTGCTGCTATCGCAAACCCTGACATCGAGTATAAGAGCAAAATCGGCATTAATGGGCTCCTTCGCAAAATTCTAGGGGTCCTTTTACTGATGATTCTTATCCCGATGTCTGTACTCTTGCCTGAAAAATCAGGCTTCGCATTCTTGTACTCAATTTATCTCGGGTACATCGTATTTACTTTTCAATCCCTTATTGAAAACTACCGCAAGTTAAAAGGAAATGTTACTCTTTTTCAGCCGATTTTAAAAGCGTTTCAGCGCTTACTTGAAAAAGACGAAGATAAAAATAAAGGAGAATAAACATGATTAACTGGAAAGTACGATTTAACTTAAAAAATAAAACATTCTTATTGCGAGTGGCATTCGCACTAGCTTTGCCAATTCTCGCCTATTTCAATCTTAAACTAGAAGATTTGGTTAGTTGGGGAGTCATTTTAGACTTGCTTGGCAAATTCTTTGCGAACCCTTATCTTGTTGGGTTGACGGTTGTAAATATCCTAAATATCATTCCAGACCCAACAACATCAGGAATCTCTGATAGTAAAAGAGCATTGGAATATTCAGAACCAAGTGAGGATTAGGAGAGAATAATGAAGAAAAACGACTTATTCATCGACGTATCTAGCCATAATGGATACGATATTACAGGTATTTTGGAGGATATGGGTACACAGAATACTATTATCAAAATTTCTGAAAGTACAAGCTATATCAACCCTTGCCTGTCCGCTCAAGTTGAGCAATCAACCCCTGTTGGATTTTATCACTTCGCATGGTTTGGAGGTGACATCGAAGAAGCCGAACGAGAGGCACGCTACTTCCTTGATAATGTACCTCAAAAAGTAAAATACTTGTGTCTTGATTACGAAGATCACGCTAGTGGAGATAAACAGGCAAACACAGATGCTTGTATTCGCTTTATGGAAATCCTCAAAGAAAACGGCTATGAGCCAATCTATTACAGCTACAAGCCATTCACACTCAATAACATCTATTATGAACAGATTCTTGAACAATTCCCCAATTCTCTATGGATTGCAGGATATGGGTTGAATGATGGGTCAGCTAACTTTGAATATTTCCCGTCAATGGACGGGATTCGCTGGTGGCAATACTCTTCAAATCCGTACGACAAGAATATTGTTTTACTAGATGATGAAGAAGCTAAGCCAAAATGGAAGAGAAATGATACTGGATGGTGGTATGAATACCCCGACGGATCTTATCCCAAAGAAGAGTGGGAAAAGATTGACGGTACCTGGTACTACTTCAACGAGAGAGGTTATTCAATAGCTTCTCGCTGGTTGAAGGATGATGGAAAATGGTATTATCTCAAAGAAAATGGCGCAATGGCCATTGGTTGGGTGCTTGTGAACGGTAAATGGTACTATCTTGATGCTTCAGGAGCGATGGTCACTGGTTGGGTTCAATATAAGGACAAACTATACCATCTCAAAGAAGAGAATGGCGAAATGTCTTCAAAAGAACTTGTTAAAGTCGAAGGAGGCTGGTACTATGTCAACGAAGATGGTAGTCGTTCAGACAAACCAGCATTTGATGTATTACCTGATGGACTTATCACCACAAAATAAATTTTAAATAAAGAAAGGAGATTCTATTTTTCTTCTTAACGACCCGCAGGCTCAGGCTTGCGGGCTTTTTTTGTTTTATAAGGGGCAAAAAAGGGGCAAAAATGTCGTAAATGTCTGTAAAACGATGTAAAAAGTCAACTTTGCTCTCGCTTTAAAGCTCTAAATTTTAACGTATTGTGAAACAGTGTAAATTATCGTATCGCCTATAACTGTTGTGTGCTCTTTTTTTCGTGCTTTTTCCGAATAAATAAGATAGAATAATCTAGAGTAAATGATAATAGAAAAGAGAAAATGATGAAAATTCGTGGTTTTGAATTGGTTTCTAGTTTTACAGATGAAAATTTATTGCCCAAACGTGAGACAGCGCATGCGGCTGGTTACGACTTAAAGGTTGCTGTGCGTACAGTTATTGCGCCAGGAGAGATTGTATTGGTTCCGACAGGGGTTAAGGCTTATATGCAACCAACTGAGGTTCTCTATCTCTATGATCGGTCT